CAGCGCCCCGAATATCTCGGTGGTGGTTCTACTCCTATTATTATCAATCCTATTGCCCAAACCTCAGCCCAAACTGGTCAGCCAACCCCGCAAGGTAACTTGGCAGCAGTTGGAACTGCCACTCTCCACAATCATGGATTCACAAAATCGTTTACCGAACATGGATTTGTGATCGGTCTCATTTCTGTGCGTGCTGATCTTAACTATCAGCAGGGTCTTGATCGTATGTGGTCTCGTAGTACTCGTTTTGATTACTATTGGCCTGCTCTTTCGCATATTGGTGAACAAGCTATCCTTAATAAGGAAATTTATGCCGGTTCGCCCAGTGATGATATGGTCTTTGGTTATCAGGAACGCTTTGCGGAATATCGTTATAAACCTTCTAAAATTACGGGTTTGTTCCGTTCTACTGCTGCCTCTACTCTTGATATTTGGCACCTTGCTCAACGGTTTTCTTCGTTGCCGCTTCTCAATAATACTTTTATTGAGGAATCTCCTCCAATTGATCGTGTGATTGCTGTTCCTTCTCAGCCTCAGTTTCTTTTGGATGCGTTCTTTAACTATAAATGTGCCCGGCCGATGCCTACTTATTCTGTGCCTGGTTTGATCGATCACTTCTAATGGTTCTTGGTGCTATCATTTCTGCCGGTGCCTCCCTTGCGGGGGGCATGCTGGCTAACAAGGCGAATAAAGAAATCGCTCAAGATCAAATGGATTTTCAAGCTGATATGTCTAATACGGCTCACCAACGTGAGGTTAAGGACCTTATTGCTGCTGGCTTGAATCCTGCTCTCTCGGCTATGAAAGGAACCGGGGCTTCTACTCCATTGGGTGCAGCACCTACTATGCAGGATGTTGTTACTCCAGCTGTCAATTCAGCTCGTACTGCTCTTGAAATGGAGAATGCTAAAATGCAAAACGTTGTTTTGCGTACTCAGGCTATAAAAAATGATTCTGACGCTGCTTTATCTGCTTCTCAGGCTGGTAAAGTAAATGCAGAAACTAAACAGATCATTGATGCATCTGAAAGCACGGAGTTTAAAAACCGTGCTTTTAAAATTGGGAATCGATGGCTTGAACCTATTGAGCAATTGTTTTCCCCTTCTAACTCTGCGAAGTCCGTTCAGGACAAGCTATCTGGCTCTCTCAGTAAGGAGGATTATCGTGAATTACTGCCTCCTCCTGATTATAAATCTACCTATAAACAAAGGAATAAATAAATGAATACTTCTTTCTATCTGTATGAACCTAAACATGTTCGTACTTCTAACATGGCTTCTGATAGATCTTCTGACATCGAGTTCGATGCGGAACTGGAGCCTTCTCTTACTCAACAGCAGTTTGCTGCTGAGTGTAATATTAATAATATTGTGGAAAACCACCAAAAAACTGGTCTTCTTACTCATGTAAACAAGTCTACCCCTCATTGGGGTGATCTTGGTGATGGTGTCGATTACCAGACTGCTCTCAATCATCTTCTTCTTGCTGAAGAATCTTTTATGTCTCTTGATGCTAAAATCCGGGCTCAATTTGAAAATGACCCGGCTCAATTCTTAGACTTTGTCTCTGATCCGGCGAATGCTGAAAAAATGGTTGAAATGGGCTTAGCCACTATAACTCAAATTAACCCTGTTTCTTCTCATCAGGCTACTCAGCCTCAAAAACAACCTAAAACCTCTTCTAAGTCGTCTCCAGAGGCCTCTGAAGACTAGTTATCCATCACCCCCCGCCCTTTACAAGGCTGGGGGGGTGTGGGTAACTAGGAAAGCACAGTTACTTCCCCTTGTTGTAACTGTGCGGAGTGACACCGTTCACTCCTACCCCTAAACTAAAAACAGAATGAAAGACTGATAATGGCTCGTCGTATGAAAATGTCTTCCGGTCATAGCCGGAAGCTGTTCACCCGCACTGCTGGTCATAAGCATGTGCATCCTAAAAATACCACCCGTCTTCCGATGCGTGGTGGTATTCGTCTTTAACAAAAAAAAGGGCAATAGCAGAAATGACCTGCTACCACCCAATTAAAGCTTACCGTTCTAAATCTCTTACTGCAAGCGGCAAGCGTCAACTTGTGTTTGTAGAAAAGGAATCTAACGGTGATACGCTCGAAATCTCATGTGGCCAATGTCGTGGCTGCCGTTTGGATCGGTCCCGTGTATGGGCTGTTCGTATATCCAATGAAGCTTCGTTGTATAACGAAAATTGCTTCATTACCCTCACCTATGCGCCTGAACACTTGCCTCCGGGTGGTTCCCTTGTCGTATCTGACTATCAAAAATTCATGAAAAGGCTTCGTAAATTCTATGGAAAACAAGGTAAAAAAATTCGATTCTTTCAATGTGGCGAGTATGGCGAGCGATTTGGCCGTCCTCACTACCACGCTTGCCTGCTTAATTTCGACTTCCCCGACAAAGTTCTCTATCGACGATCTGAACGCGGCGATAATATCTACCGATCAGCTTCGCTTGAATCTCTTTGGCCTTTTGGACGCAGTGAAATTGGAGCAGTTACGTTTGAATCGGCCGCGTACGTCGCACGATATATTATGAAAAAGGTAACTGGTCCTTTAGCTGAAGATCATTACTGCGGCCGCCAACCTGAATATACGACTATGTCGCGCAGGCCAGGTATTGGAGCTCCTTGGCTCGAAAGATTCTCAAGTGATGTCTATAATCATGATGTCCTTGTGATACGTGGCGGAATTAAGGTTCCACCGCCACGTTTCTATAATAATCAATATGAGGTGATGAATCCTGAACATTATGAAAAAATAAAGCGTAAACGCTTTTTAAAACAAATAGATCAATTATCTAGTGGCGAGTTTTCTCGCAAAAGCCGTGACAATACATATGAACGGCGTAAAGTCAAGGAAGCTGTACATGCAGCTACCGTTAATGCAACTCTAAATCGTATTCTAGAAAAGGAATGACCCTTATGAATATCTACTCGATCCGCGATATTAAAGCTGATTATTTTATGCAGCCTTTTATGGCTCGTAATGATGGTGAAGCTACCCGCTCTTTTGCGGGTGCTGTTAATGATTCTTCTAACCCCAATAATATGATTGCTCGTTATCCTGGTGATTATGAGCTTTTTTCTCTTGGTCTTTTTGATGAGGTAACTGGTCATCTTGATCCTAAAGATCATAAGTCTCTTGGTACTGGTGATCAGTACGTTCGCACTGTGTGATAAAATTGTTTGTGATCTGCCGGCGCCAGGTTGCGCCGGCGTTAATAAAATCAATAATATAGGATGTTGTAAAAATGACAATGATGATGAATATTCCTACTACGACGGGTAATCAAAAGCATTTTGCTCAGGTTCCTAAAGCGGATATTCCGCGCTCTCAATTTAACCGTTCTAACGGTTTTAAAACCACGTTTAACGCTGGTTTTCTTGTACCTATGTTTGTGGATGATGTTCTTCCCGGAGATACGTTTAATCTTAAAATGACGGGTTTTGCTCGTCTTACTACACCGCTGACGCCGTTCATGGATAACGTATATATGGATACGTTTTTCTTCTTTGTGCCGAATCGTCTTGTTTGGAATAATTGGGAAAAATTTAATGGTGCTCAGGAAAATCCCGGAGATAGTACTTCGTATCTCACTCCTCAGCAGGTTTCACCTGTTAATGGTTACGCTATTGGTAGTTTGCAAGATTATTTTGGCTTGCCTACTACTCCTCTTCCTGACGTATCCCGTACTGTCTCTCATAATGCCCTCCCCTTGCGGGCTTATAACCTTATTTGGAACCAGTGGTTCCGTGATCAGAACCTTCAGCAATCTGTAGTTGTTGATATGGGTGATGGTCCTGATAACGTAGCTAACTACGTTATTAAAAAACGTGGTAAACGTCATGATTACTTTACCTCTGCTCTGCCTTGGCCTCAAAAGGGTCCGGCCGTTACTTTGCCGTTGGGTACTACTGCTCCTATTACTGGTCTTAGTGTGACTGCTTCTGCTTCTGGTGTGGCTGCTGGTGCTGTTTCTTATCAGACTGGTGGTACTACTATGGCTGCTGGTACTCCTATCGTTAATACCAATTCTCCGCAGACTCTTATTCGTGTTCAGTCTACTGGTGTTATTGGTCCTTCCAATTCTCCTCAAATCTTTGCTGATTTGACCCAGGCTACTGCTGCAACTATTAACCAGTTGCGTCAGGCGTTTCAGATTCAAAAACTTTATGAAAGGGATGCTCGTGGTGG